AAGAAAAACTGGGTCATGGAAGGCGATGACGATAACGGCGGAGTTATGGAAATGCCTTACTACAAAGACTCTGACGACGATGATGACTGTGGTTGCGGTGGCGGAGGCAAAGACCCTAAGCAGATGATGGGCATGCTGATGGCGGCTATTGCTGAACTCATGGGCAAAGACGCCGATGAAGACATTGAAGTCAAAGCAGGACGGGTTATCAGTTCACGGAATATGACAAAACTACAGAACGCTTTCAACCTTCTCAAGGAAGTGTTGAGTTCAGGTGGTGTGGCTTCAGAGATTGAGGCTAAGTCATTGTCCTTGGATGAGAAAGAAACTCTCATGGTTTCTTCTGCTGAACGATCACTGTACGAAGTCAAAGAACTTTTGGATCCAATTCTGGATTATTATCAAATCAAATCAGAAGTCACCGAGGACGGAGTGATGGTTGAGATTGATGGTGTAGAGGACGAAGCATTTGATGCGTTGCTCAACATCATGGACTCAATGTAAATAAAAAAACGGTTTTTAAGACTGTTCCATTTGTAACAAAAACAAAACACTAATATGGGTTATACTTCAATAACAGGTTTACCACAAAAAACAGCAAAATATCAGTGTCTGATGTCAGGCGATAAACGCTTGACGCCATGCTCTGTTTGCTCTAATCCAACAAAGTGTATTGCAAAAACAATGCACTACAAGGAGTCCACGAACATGGCTAGCGAAACACCAACAGTAAAACTTCTTGCAGACGGCGGAATTGAATGCGCCAAAGGTTTGGAGTTAACAGAATGTGGCTACAAGCCCGGCGCAAAAGTTTGTGGCAAGTGTGGAGCGAAGGCTGTCACGCAAACGGAAGAAGCCGTACCTGCTGACGCAGCACCAGAAGTAGCAACCGAAAAATCTGAGTGGGTTACCGCTTCAGACGAAAAGGGAGCAAAGATGGAAGAAGATCTCGCAATGATGGAAGAGGGAATGACCCCTGCTCCTGCAAAAAAGAAAAAGAAGCCTACTGAAGTCGTGGATATGGAAGAAGAAGACGACGAAGAAGACATGCCTGAAGATCTTGATGATGAAGAAGAGAAGATGTACAGCGAGATTGAAAAGATGATGGAGCAACGCAAGAAGGCTCGCGCTAAGCGCATGGAAACAATGGGTGTCAAGTCTGCTGACTACGACGATCTTGCTTTTGTTTGCGCCATTGAGCGTCGCGTCTATGCGGGTGGTTCAGAAATCTGTGCATCATGCCCAGGTGGATGTGAACAACAAGACACAATGCCAAGTCTTCTTGAAATTGAAGGAATGGCAGAGAGCATGTTCGCAGGAAAAGTTCTTGACTCTGGCTACGCGGACGAAGTTGATGTTTTTGTTGTTGATGTTCAACGCAAAGATGGAAAGCCAGTTGAGGCTTACTTTGACGGTTCGTCAGGCGAGTGCATGGGCTGGCACCTTTTGAATGAAGATTTGATCGGTGAAGTAGCAACCGTACCCGGACAAAAAGTAATCTCGTTCAGTGAGGCTTCAGATATTGCAACCAAGTCAATTGAAGGCGAAGTTGTTTCTGTAGACGCAGATATGTTTGATGGTTACGACGCTTACGCTGTAGAAATTGAAGGCGTAGACGGAAAGTCATACGATGTTTATGTTGGTGTTGACGGTGAAATCCTCGGATTTGATGAATACGATCCTGAAGAAGCCGCAGACATTGATGCAGAAGTAGCCGATGTTGCCCTTAAGGCAATGTACAGCGAAGATGAGCGTGACGAAATGGCTAAGGGCGGAATGGCTTTGCCAGACGGCTCATACCCAATCAAGGACGAAGAAGACTTGAAGAACGCAATCATGTCTTACGGTCGCGCAAAAGATAAAGAAAAAGCAAAAGCACACATCAAGAAGCGTGCAATGGAACTTGACAAAGAAGACATGATTCCTGCCGAATGGTCGGAAGAAAAGACTCTTTTGGATGACGAAGCGAAAGAGTTCCTAAGCAGTTTGATGGAACTTGAAATGCTTGAAATTGAAACAGGTCTTGGCGACATTTAATGAAAAAAGAAAACCAACCTTTTGACTCAGTGAACACTTCTGGTCTTGCTTTTGACACAAAACAAGAACAAGTGCCCGTAGTTGAGACGCCTGAAGTTCAGATTTCTGTTGTTGAGGTTGAAGTCAAAGAGGAAGTAGTTGTCGTTGAAGAAGCAGTGTTGGAAGTTGAAACACCTGCATCAGTAGAGATCAGCGTTGATGAACCTGTTGAGGATGCACAAGAAACCAAAGTGGAAACGAAAAAGCCTTCTAAGAAAAAAGATGCAGAGGATGATGATGTTGTTCCACTTTCTTTCTTTAACAAAGCGTCAGAATCTAGCGACAAATAGTTGGTTGAGGCGATGATTAAATCGTCTCGCGCTTTTGACGCAAACGAGAGAGTTGCAGAATACCGCAAATCTGTTGCTGCTGTTCAAGAGAATGTTTTGCTGTTCAAAGGTTTCCTTGGACCTACTGTAAAAGACCGACCAGAGTTAACCTCTGTTGGTCATAGAGCGGCGCGTGCTGCGGGGGTGATAGTTGATTCTTTGGGTAAGTTGCGATGCCCACCCGGTACACCTAACGCAAATCAGTTCACCGACATGCAGATGTCCAACTGCCTCACCCCTTCTGCTGAATCAGCAGCACGCGGGGCGGCTTCCATGGCTGGAAAATTGATTGATGGCGCTCGGGTAATTTTCAAATCTGAAAAAGTAAAAAATGGTTCAAAAGCAGCGGCGATGATTGCCCTGCAAACAATGGATTACATGTACGCAGATGGTTCAGATTCAATGACACAATCTACGCTTTTCGGTATGGTTTTATTGAAGTCTGGCGGTGCGCAACTATTGGACTTTGCTACTGACTCGCTTCATAGGCGCGGGAAAATATCTGACAAGAAAAAAGAACAGTTGGAAGCAGTAGCGGGGAAGATTAAACGAGACGCCACCGTTGATGCAAAGAATTTCCTCTTAGCGACATTAAAGCGTCGCAAAGATAAAAAAGACGATCCAAAGGCTGATCCACCCGTGGTCAAATCCCCTAGCGGGTTCAAGAAAGGCAACAGCGCTATTGCCAAGGCTAAAGACTTTGACCCACAAATTGGTGTTGCTGATGCCAACGGTAGGAACATTGCCCGTGATTTACCTAGCGTGGATAAAAACATTGATACTGGTGAAAAGGCTTCACAACATATCGCTAATGGCGGGAAACTGAACGAAATCAGCGACACTCTGGTTCTTGACGCAATCCTAGAAAATATTGATGTTTACGACGAGGATGGGAACATTGCGGAACTGAAGAGGTTTGAACTTATTGGCACTGGTGGGGGAGTGGTTGGAATGAACCGCTTGCGTGATAGAACTACAGGTCAAATGTTGGGCGTTAAATACGCTTCACGCACACAACTTTGGGATAAAAAATCCCCGTTAAGCAATGCCCCTCTGACCAAGGGAGGAGCATCCCGATGGTATGAGCCAGCGAGCGAAGTTCTTGCTGTTTCCATGACAGAAGACTTTGGGTATCCATCTTCATCTTTGCGAGTTGTTCAAGCATCCCCGACACAGGCAGCCATGGGAGTAGTAACCGATTTGGTTCACAACTCATATGAGGGACAAATACTCTCTGCCACCCCTGAAACATTGGCAAAGGTGGACAGTCGCAAACTACTCCATATGCAAATCATGGATATTGCTATGGCTAATGGTGACAGGCATAGCGGAAACATCCTTTTTGCTGAAAACTCTGATGGTGTGGACGCAGTCCCCATTGACCATAGTTTTATTCTCAACGTTTTTGATTTCAGCGAAACAGCAGAAAAGTTTGCTGGCGGTCTTCAATATGGTTATCTTGGTCAAGAACTGAATAGTCGCCACGGTGGGACAGTTGAGAAGCATGCAAAACTGGTTGAGGATGCTGAAAAAGTTCTCCAAGATATAAAGAAAATTGACGCAGATTCATTGGAAAATCGTCTCTTGAGTCAACTTGACGAGATGCTGAAAGATCGTAATTTGATAGGAGAATGGGCGATGTCTCCCGAAAAGTTGAAAGAAATGGAAAAGATGCAGGCAGACATCGGAAAGGCGTCGTCACGCTTAAGAGAGATGCAAGCAATGACCCCAAAACAATTGGCAGACCTTGTTGTAAAACCACCAAAACTCAAGGCTGACTCAGCGTTGGAAGATATAGTCGCGAGTGTTGTATGAGATACGCCCTAGTTACCCCGAGTGCCGATGTTTCAGGTATCCCATATGTTCTTCTTGAGGGGGATTACGGCATTTTTGGTGTGGTAGCCCCTGACCCGAAGTTCGCATCAAGTTTGACAAACGAATTGTTTCTGTCCCAAAGGGACACTATTGAAAAAGCAACCTCGGGAATGTCGTATCATAGTGTTAGTACTAATGTGCTGGATGAAAAAAATATTACACTTTTAAGGCAGTTGGCTAAAAAGTGGAAGACAACCTTGCCCGCAGAAATAGCGGAACCTGAAGAACCGAAAGAATCGGCAAAAAATGAGTAGTTATCTCAACCAAGACTTTGAGTATTTTGCGAGAAAACTCCGTATGTCTATGCGTATGAAAACTGCTATGAAACGGACGAATATTGTCTCTGGTGAGGAAATTTATTTTAACCCTGATAATGCAAAAACAAAATTCCTTTTCACTAAAGGATCAGATGTTCGTAAAACTCCGCTTGACGGAAGTAGGGCTCTTCTAAACTTTAAAGCAAAACTTTACCTAAAGTCTCGTACATCAAAACTAGGTGCAGAAACCTTTATCGGTGATGAATCCAAGCGCGGTGGATTAGGGAAATGGTTTGAAGAAGAATGGGTTGATATTTCACGCCCGAAAAAAGGTGGCGGATTTGAGTCATGTGGTCGCGGAGACGCAGATTCAGGTAAATACCCTAAGTGTGTAAAGAAATCTACAGCGATGAGAATGTCCGCAGAAGAAATTGATTCCGCTGTTCGCAGAAAGCGTCGTGCAGAAACAGCGGGTAACCGAGAAGAAAACAAGCCGATCAATGTGTCCACATTCAAATCTGATGAGACCACATTAAAAGGTGCGAATATCCCAACGGACAAAGAACTTTATGCGCGAGTAAAAGCCGAAGCAAAAAAGAAATTCAATGTATACCCTTCTGCTTACGCTAACGCTTGGCTTGTTCGCGAATACAAGAAGCGTGGCGGTGGATACCGTGTTGAAAAAGATGACGCTGAAGACATGGAAATCAAAGCAGGTCTTGTTGGTTCTTCAAGTGGACTTGGTAGAGCGGCTCAGGCAGTTGGTTCTGTAGTAACACCGGGCAACATATCCCCATTCAGCGCACCTATTCGCTCAAGACTTTATGGCGCACTTATTCCCGGCGGTGGCGGTGGGGCGCTCAGCAGGCTCAAGCCTAATCGCAGGCGTCAAGCACGATGCCCTGCCGGTTTTGAATTTGGTGGTCGTTTCACGGACAATCGTTTCTCCACTTGTGGTGCGCAGTTGTTTGAAATACCAGGTCCGCTAGAACTCATAAGGCGAGCAATGCGCCCGACAGCATCACCAAAACTTCCACAAGCGCGAGCAGAGAATCTGTCCGAAGTATTAGAAGGTTCACCGACAGCAGCGCGAACAATTCAAATTCAGCGCATGGCACAGATACCACGAACAGGTGCATTCCAAAAAGATAAATTCAACCGTTCAGTATCGGATTCAATCAACTTGCTTAAAGGCGCACCAAAAGGTGAAGGCAGAATGATCCGCAGAGACGGAGTGGTTTTGCGTCCTGTTGTTGCTTCATCTGTTCTTCGTTCTTTTAGCGAGAACCCTGACATGGTTGACGGCGCAATGGTTCGCGCCATTCAACTACCTGCTGATATAGGAGCAGATGATCTGGCACTATTGGGTGGTCCTTCAATGAGTAAAATTGCGTTTGTTGCACCAAACGGTGTAGTGGTAAGTATTGAGCGTTCACGACCATTTACGATTGGCGAGAAGCGCAAGTTCCCACGAATGATTAACTCTCTTGCAGAATCAAGCACAAAAGATAACATTATTTCAAATATTGAGAATTTTGCCAAAAACTCAGAAGGTGCATTTAAGTTTATCACCGATACAGGAAATGTTCCTAAGCCGTTGGAACTTGTTACTTACACAGGTCTTGACGGTATTGAAAGAACAGCACCTCGTTGGCAGTACGAAACCTTCATTAAGCCAGACTTGGTCAGCGCAAAGAAGAAAAAATAAATGCTCAAGAATGAAGTGAATTACAAGGCGCTCGCGTTTCTCGCTGAGCAAACTGCAAGTACTTTTAATTATGATGTTAAAGGCGCTCGTGCGCTTTGGGATCCAAGTTTGTCTATTCCGGGCACGAATCGTCGTGGCGGTTGGCGTTGCCCTGTTGGCACAAGATACGGCGGTCAAATTACAGACCGTTATGGACGGTCTTGCGGGTGGGGTGTTGCTCGGAGAATCGCAAACCAGATAGCAGATATTGGTGAACGGCTAGAGAATGTTGACGACCGTAAACGAAATGCTCGTTTGGCAAAACGGAATGCGCGTGTGCAACGGTTTTTGGCTCGTCAAGATAAACCCGGCTTACTTGAGCGTGGCGCTCGCGGTTTGGCAGACGCGTTAGATGGTGGAGCAACTGGAAAACCAGTAACTACTCCACGCGCTCCTGCTCGTCCACGAATCGCTGTTCAAAATCCTGCACGCATAGAACCTCCTGCTCGTCCAAGAATCCCTGTTGGCGGAGATGCTGAACAACCAGCAAGAGAACCAGCACGGGCACCTCGGAGAAGAGGAAATCTCCGTGAATCAGAAGCACGAAGAATGGACAGAGAAATAGTTCAACCCGGCGCACCACGCACAGGTGAACCACCCGCACCAAATGCTCCACGACGACGCCGACGAAACGCTACACAACAAGGCGCAAAAAGAACTGTTAGAAGAAAACCTGAAGCAGATTTTGTTGACGGTTCAAAACCTGTACCGACAAAGGTGCCACGCAGAAAACCCGCACCAAAACCACCAGAACGACCAGCGGAACAATCATCACCAATTCCACCACCACCCGCATGGAACCCAACAGCAGACGAGTTGGGAGGGAGCATACCGGACGATCGTTCTATCCGTAATGTTGTTAACCGATTTGGCGATCTTCGCGGATTACCCGAAGATGCGTATTGGCGTAAACCAGACTTCCCTGAAGGCGAAGAAAAAGCCGAACTAGAGAGAAGGTTTGGTCGGTATTACGATGACAACAATAAGCGTAATGCTCGTGGCAATTTTGTTAACCAACAAATATTTGGGCAACAAGCAGGAGCGCCACAGCCTGAACCTGAAGCACCTGCACGACGAGCAGGTCCACCGCCACTGCCAGCAAGAGACATAAACCCTCGCAGGGAGTTTGACCAGCAAAGAGACGAGGCTTTAGTCAAAGCAGTAGAAGGGGAAATTGAAAGATACAAGCCGAACGCTTACAATAATTTGCGCAACATGTCCAAAGAAGAAGTTTTGGGAAAGAAAATTAGAGATCAAGAACTTCTCAAAGAGGCTCAAGCAGGATTTGATAGAGCCTTTGAAGACTGGCAGAGTAAAAAGAATGGTAGCGAACGAGAAAGAGACGAAGCCAGAGATAATTTATTGCGAATGTGGGGACAAAAAGAAAAAATAAAAGACGGAGTTTCCGCTGCCGAATTAAGACTTGCTGAAATTGATGCTGCTATTGAATTTAGGCAACGAAATCAAGTTGTTGTACCAAATAATAATGTCAACGACCAGAACGCTCCACGCGTACAGTCACCAGCGCAACCACCACAACGACCAGCAGACATACCAGAACCAGAAGGTGGATGGGATGTCTCACCACCAAAAGCAAAAGATGGTCATGCACCAGAAAAACTGAACAAATTAGGTGAAGACGGTTTGCCTGATGTGAAAAGCGTTCCATTGGGGAACAAAGGTATGGATACCAAGGAGCAAGCAATTGACCACCTAGAAAAAGGTGGAGATTTGGCTGATGTCCCTGATGAGTTATTGGGTGAAGCACTACACGGTGCAACAACAAGATTCTCTAAATCAGATGCTGGTGGTGGTGTTAACGGCAACATTCCCAACAATATGCATATGTTTACCGACGCCATCACTGGGAACAAGTTTTTCTTAAAATACCAAAGTGGTGCCCATGCAGAAAACGAAGACATTCATGAAGTGATCGGCAATAATCTTGCTGGTAGACTTGGCATGCCTGTCGGTGGTGTGCGAATGGATGGGAAACAAAAAGGTGGACCGGGTGCCCCTAACAGCGCTGGTAGGGCTATTGTTTATGAACACGCAGGGAACTACGTTGATGGGGTGCTGACAGACGGAAGAAATCAAGTAGCCGTGTCGCAAATAAAACCTGCCGATCGTGTTAGAGCGACACTTTTGGACTACATCATGGTCAACAGAGACCGCCATGGAGGGAACTTCTTTGTAGCGACTGACTCCAGTGGTAAGAAGCGGTTCGTCCCAATTGATCCTTCTCTTGGGTTTGATGTCAACTGGGGTGGGCGGGCTCACGAAAATTATGATGGCAACGACGAAGGATTACGAGGCTTTTTAGGCAACGATGTTGGTGGTAGAAGAAACGAGATGCTTGCAACATTGAGACAGCAATTCAAAGATAGGCAAATAAGTCGGCGCGAGATACTCTTAGCCGTTGAAGAGGTTCAGAAGTCCATCCGTGAGGCAGAGCGTAAAAACCCGTATATGAATGTTGTTGAAGATGTACTGAAAGCCGGTGGGGATGGAACCGCTAACCCTAGGGGTGGGGATCAGGCTCTTTTGAGGGTTGGCGTAAAACCGCAAAGAAAAATGAAATATATAACAGATGTTGACCCCGGCAGACTTGCTGATTTGATTATAGGATCATAGGAACCATGAGAGCAGCGATCATCACCTCCAAAGACCCACTAGTTCAGGTGGATCCACTCGTCATAGTTGAGGACGATAAAGGGATTATTAAGTATTACTCAAAGGATAAAGATTCAGACAAAAAGGACAATGAACACTTTTTGGCGGTCAAGAAAGGCTCGTCGGATAGGGCTGACCTTGAGAGTATGTTGCATGGGTACTCATACCGTCATGCAGAAATACTTGAGTACAAGGGTTCAAATAAGGATAAAATTAATAATTTCCTAGTTGCCTTGGGTCACAAAAAATTAGATAACAAATAATATATTGACATCAACCTAAAATTAATATCACCCACTTAGTGATACCATTTTACGGTAGCGATAATGCAACCTCAAGATTTGCATGGCTTGCTGAATATCTTCACGAATGTGGAAAGTAAACAATGAACCTAGTTTTCATTATCAAAAATCGCGACAACACACCATTTATGGTCGTCTCAACGACCCCTGAAGGATCCACCTTCAAGCCAATGACCGAAGCCGCTAAAGAAGTTGCCACATTTCTCCGTCAAGAATATGGCAAAACACCTATAACAAAACCTGAACTAGTTCAAACAATGGACTCATCAAAAATTATTGAAGGTCCAAGCCCATCAGGATCAGCGATAGAGAAAAAGGTTGCAAACCTTGCATTCCTTAAACCGGAAATTGTAGAAACCAAAAACCTTCCTGTTCTTTCAATATCTGAGGTTTTACTTTCTGAGTTTTCAAACGAAGAATTCCAAAATGTTCTGAGTTTCAAGGCTTCATCATTTATCTCTGACCAAACCCAATCATCTTTCAACTTTGAAATCAAAGGTGTGCGAGCAATTTGGGATCCGAGTCTTTCTATTCCCGGCACGAATCGTCGTGGTGGTTTCCGATGCCCTGTAGGGACACGATATGGCGGACAGATCACCGATCGTTTTGGTCGTTCGTGCGGTTGGGGCGTAGCGCGTCGCATCGCCAACCAAATCGCCGACATCGGTGAACGCTTAGAACAACGAGACGACGACAAACGAAAGCGTCGCCTTGACCGTCGTAACGCACGAATGATTAGACGGCTTGGTGGAGTTCCTGAGACTGGTCGCGTTGAAGGTGGATTGCGCGGTATTGCTGATCGTCTTGAAGGTGGTGCTAAACCGCGACAGCGAAGAGGCGGTCCTGGTTTTGCTGAACTTGGCAACCGCATAGCAGATGACCTGCGACCCGGAAGTGTTTTAGACAGAGTTGTTAACGGAAATGGTGGTCGCGAAAGAAGCGAAGATGTACTACCTGAAGCAGGTGCACCATCGGCTCGTAGACCACAAAACAGGAGACGCGATGTTATTCCTGAAACAGCGCCAACGCCTGCGTCAACACCTCGTCCTGCACGCCGACCAGCGCCAGCAGGACAAAGACGACCACAGCCACGCCCACGCGTTGCACCACAAGCAGAAAACGTTGATGTACTCACAGCACGCGAAGCATCAGACGCAAGTGCAACCGAAGGTTTCAGCCCGTATGTATTAAGAAAATACGATGAATACGCTAAGCGTGTTCGTGAGATTCGCGCAGGTGGTGGAAACGCAGGAATGCTGACACGGCGTGAATGGTATGCAATCAACAAACCTAATCTTCGTGACGCTTGGAAAGATGCTCACGGTCGTAGTGCACCACAAGATTTTGAACCGCCAACACCACAGGCTCGTCGCCCACGGAATAATCGTGGTCGTCGCAAGAAGGCAACAACAGCAGGTGCCGCTCGTAGCGCTACACGCAAACCAACCGCCGATGATGTTCCAGAGCCAGCACCAGCGCGACCTGTGAGACCAGCACGTCCTGCTCAACAACAGGGACAAGCACCTAATAATCAACCACTGAACAATTTGGAAAAGTTGAATTTAAATTCAAATTGGGTTCTTAACACAGATAAAACTATGTGGACACGAAATGGTTACACGCTTACTCCAGAGTTTGACGGTAATGGAAAATTAACAAAATTTACTCTACGCGAACCAGATGGGAACTCTTACGAACAGGGCTATGGCGGTCGCCATACGGTAAGTGACTACAACAACTTCGCAGAATTTATTTATGCTGCTGCTGGCGGTCCTTCAGGGGAATTCCCAGCGACAGAAGACAATTCACCAACGACACCTAAACCACCTACTGCACCAAGAGCAGCGGCTCAAGGACAAAAGAAATCACCATTCCGTAAGTTTGCAAGATCAAAAAATGCTCATGGTAAGTTAAAGATAGACAGAAGGAACTCCCCTATCGGAAAGTTTGTTTCCGAAGAAGACCGAACAATTAATACGGAACAAAAAGCAATTGACCATATAAAAAATGGTGGAGACATACAAAAAGTTCCAGCAAAATTCATGCACATTGCCATAGAGGCAAACGCTTCATCAGACCCACGAGACACAAATAAGCGTTTCAAAAAAGTACAACCCAACGGTGGCGCTGTAGGTGTAACTAAAATTTACTTTTTGCGTGATGAAAATGGAAATCCGACTAATCAGGGATGGGTTTTCAAGGCTGCAAAACCTGCCGACAATGTCGGCGAACTCATTGGATGGAACTACTTGGCTGCTGTAGGGATCTTGGAAGACGGAGCAATTCAAGACGGTAAACTTGAAGCAGATGTACGAAAGCCTCTTGGAACAGTCCGAAAAGGAACCCCTTACATCATGATCCCTCTGGCACACAACGACGTGCCTGAAGGGGCAGTAATCGGCGGTGCTGCTGGTGGGTACGATTTCAACAAAGGAGCCCTGAACGCTCTTCCAGATAAAGGTCTTCCTGAAAGATTGTCCAATGTTCTAGCCAACTATATTCTTGGTGTTAGCGACCGCCACGGAGGCAACGGTATGGGTCGTGTAGTGGAATTACCAGACGGCAAGAAATTAGCGCATGTCGTTCCGATGGACTTGGGTTGGGCTGGAAGGGCACACGGAGGGCTGTTTGATCGTTACCAACGGGGTTTCTCAATGGATCAGGACATTCTTGCCACAATGCGCACCGCACTACCCGCTATGTCAGACGCGCAAAGGCGTGAAACTTATGCGCGAATTCAAGAAGTGTACAGACAGGTTGTTGTGCAAACAGAAAAAACACTTGCTGTCGGTCGTGAACAATTCATAACAGACGCATTGCAGAAAGTAAGTAAGACTGACTCAAATAAAGCCCGAGCAGGAGCACTTTATGATGGCATGGTACGAAGTCTTGCAAACCTTCGCAACGCCGAAAATGAGATAGTCAATATAATTCCAAGTAACCAAAGGTGATCATGAAAGAGTTTTTTATAGGTCAATTCATGGATCCATTTACAAACAAGGTAAATGGGTCTTGCGCTGGAAAAAATATTGATGGACTTGTAGAAATACACGCTTCCGATAAAGAACTTGTTGATCAACTTATTGAAATTCTTTCAGAATCGTCGGCACGAAACGAGATCCCTTTAGAGGGAAGCGGAATGGAATATATTCTTTACCGTCTTAATTCAATGTCCGCACAATACAGTTCTGATGGGCAAGTAACTGAAGAAATGTATAAAAATCAAATTAAATCTCTTCCAAATAAAAAAAGTTTTAAGGCTTAAACCATGCTTCAGAATATCGCCGACTTTAAGGCAAAATCTTTTCTTAGCGAACGGAACACGTCAACTATTGCTTATGAAGTCAAGGCTGTTCGCGCCATGTGGGATCCAAGTCTTTCTATACCCGGCACCAACCGTCGTGGAGGCTGGCGCTGTCCAACGGGGACACGGTATGGCGGACAGATAACCGATCGCTTTGGTCGGTCTTGCGGTTGGGGTGTCGCACGACGCATCGCTAATCAAATATCAGATATTGGTCAACGCTTAGAGAATGTTGATGATGCTCGCCGTGGTCGTCGTATTGCTCGTCGTGAACGACGAATACTTGCAAGACTTAATCCTCAAAGCGGTGGCGCAGGTCGCCTAGAGCGAGGTTTGCGTGGTGTTGCAGACAGATTAGAAGTTTCCGATACCCCAAGTCCTCGTGGTGCCCGTAGGCGAACTGTTGTTACCCGACAACCATCCGTTGATGCACCTGCCACTCCAAGAGAGTTAACCCCTACTCCACCTGCTCCTCGTGCACCACAGAGAAGGCGTGCGCCAAATGTTAGAGAATCAGAACAACGACGCATGGATCGTGAGATTGAACAACCCGGTGCACCTCGTACTGGTGAAGCACCTGCTCGTCGCCGTCGTCGTGCAGTTGTTGAAGCAACAAACAAGCCTAAAGCACCAAGACAACAAGCACAAAACATTGTTGAAAAACCAGTTGTAGAACCAAAGGTGGTTAAACCTCGTCGCCCTAGAAAGAAACCCGAAGGCGACATTGGTGCGATGCTTGATGCCGAATCAGAACAAAGACGAGTTCCGCGACCTGCTCCACGCGGAGAAAGCGACAATGCCGCTCGTTCCGAAGAGGTTAGGGCAGAGGCTGCTCGCCCCAAAAAAATAAGGCACATGAACTTGAATAATGTGCTAAATGATGAAACTTTTGTTGAACGAATCAACAGAGATGTATTGAACGCACGTTTAAGAATAATAAACGATCCAATTAACTTCCCTGATATAAATCAAACAGATCAGAACCCAAGGTCAAACGCTCTAAACCTTGCAAAAAGAAATATTTTGATACATCAAGCACAACTTGATCGCATACAGCAAGCACAGAATAGGGGTGATTTGAGTCCCCTTGATGTTGTTTCTGGTGCAAACGAACAAATGAATGTGCGTGAATTAAAAGAAGAACTCAATGACGTTATCAATGCTTGGAAAGAAGTAGAGAAACACAATAAACTGCCTTCCGACAGAAGAGAAACACCTGCCCCGAAACCGTCAAGCGTGCCAAACCCAATTGACGAACCTTTCAATGCTCCGACAAGACGCGATGTTAGGGATGTGCCAGATGAACTAAAGCATGTTGCCCCCAAGATGGAAGCGGCGAAATTCAAAAAAGAAGATGAAGATCTTATTGAAGAAGTATTACTTCAAATGCGAGATCCAAAACTTTTGGGACAACTTGGCTTAGCAGCCGATCAAGCACTGTTTAACCAAAATGAAGGTCGCCAACTTGCGGTACGAAACTTCCAAAAAGAACTTTCAAGAGTTGCAGATTTACTGAGGGCAAATCCCAATGCTGATGTATCGGCTTTAGTTACCGAAGCGAAAAGAAAATATATTGGATATGTAAGACCGCAAGGTGGAGTTGCAGGTGCGCGAACCAAACTTGCGGAATTAGAAACACAACTCAGCGCAGAATTCAGACTTATGCGTTCACCTCTTGGCAATACTCCAGAAGTAAAAGAATTCAACCGTGTTGAAACAATGAAAAAAATTGCTCAACTGCAATCCGATATTGGAAAATATGAAGGTCATATTCAGTTGATAGAAGCATTAGGACCAGAAATACGGAAAGCATCAGAAAGAAGGAAACAAGGTTTTGTTTTCAACACAGATGCAACAAATATTCCTAGACCGCTTCCAGAAGATGTAGCGAAGAAGATCAATGATCAGGTGAACGAGGCGATTGAACGTCGTCAAGGAAAACTTGCTAAGTATCTTAAGCAACGGCACCCAAACGGTGGTGCACCATATGAAGACATGACACCCGTAAAATGGGGAAGACTCACTGCTCCGCAAAAGGCAGAGTACTTGAAACAGGCTTATTCTCACCAAAGAATTGAAGGTAAGAACGGGAAACTTTACCGTGCTACGGCAACAGTGTCTCCCCAAAATGGGTTTCAAGTTCAGGTTCAGTTTGACGAGATTAACGCAAATGGTGAAGTTATAAGAGCAAAAATCGCTACTTCGTCTCGGAGCGTAAGCGTGTCGCAGGGTATCGTAAGCCAAAATTCAATGTTTGTAACAAGCAAAATTGATAGGGGTGCTGATATTCAAACAATTTATAACCAACATGCGTTTCTCTATCTGAAGCAAATAGGTGTCACTAAAGCAAATGTGAACGCAGCCGATGATGGTCAGTATGTTTGGGCTCGTGTTGGATTCAAAAGAAACTATGGTTTGACCGATAGAGACCTACAAGTGCTTCAGTCGCCTCTCAAATTTTATGAGGATTTTGGTGCTGGCGGATTGATAAATAATGACGCAGAATATGCGCGAATCAAATCAATCCTTGCACAAGCAAGAGGTGGTAAGCAGTATCAGCATCAAGACATAATCTTTGCTTTGGATGATCCTACTGGTGACAGGGAAAAGATGGAATATGTGAAACAATGGTTTAAAGCAAATCTTGGATTTGGTGGTGGAACGCTATCTTTTGCTGAACAAAAAATTGGTCAGAAACTTCCCAAGAAAGCAAAAATTGCTCGCCCTAGAATACGAGTAGAACCACCAAGGTTGGCGTAATGAAACTCACAACAGAACAAAAAAACTCAATCAAAAATCAACTGCTAACGACAGTAAAGAACCCTGAAACACGTTCTAAAATTATTGCCATTGCCTACGGGTATGCAAACGAAAACGGAAAAGATGGCGACCTTGAGTCAATGGTCTCATATCTGATGAATAAAGAGAATGCGGACAAAATAGATGAACTATTTGATCAGTACGCGATGTCTATGGAATATGCTTCAGAGGTTGAAAAAATATCTAAAAAAGAAAAAGAATAATGTCTGAAGACGAGAAGAATAAAACAACGCGCGATCAGGCTCTTCGTGTTGCACGCATGCTTGGATGCCAAGGCGTATACGAAGACGGTAAAGGCTGGATGCCTTGCGCCTCGCGTGAAGAATATGAAGCAATCAAAAAAGGTAAAGACGAATACCTGAAAGTTCGTGCTTCCAAAAAGAAGAAGCCGTTGCCCAAAATGGTTCAAAGGACAAAGCGTTTAGAAACAAAGTCTGATGCATATTACGAGAATCGTGCTGATGCTGTCGCTATTTCTAAGGCTCGTGGTTGTGGTGGTGTCCGAACGATCCTTCTTGCAGGGAAAAAGTATTATGCGGTTTGCAACCACAAAGCACCCAAACGGGGTTGGGAGAACCTTGACGAGAAACCTATTTCTGGTATCGCAACCTTGCCGGGTGGTGGGCTTGTAACTGGCTCGTTTTCCGGCAAGTCTTTAGGTCGCCCTATTGGTGGTGTAGCAGAGTTTGACGGCGATAGCGACGGGTTCACTACTGGTCCCGACGGAGAAGACAATATTCCTGTTGCTCCTAGCACGATCGCGAATAGTAAAAATAAAATGGCTAAAGACATAACAAAACAATTGGGAAAACTTTTTGGCAAAGACGCTCAGGAATTCAAAAAATCAGACGGCGGAAAAGAGTACAACAAAAGACTCAGTAAAATAAAAAATGATGTTAAGCCTGATATTCAATTGGAAATGATTGCTGAGATGCAGGGATTTACAGGTCTACCAAAAGTTGTTTCATCTTTGGAAATGGCAAGTCTAGAAAAAAAGGGATGGACTATTGCGTATCGCGGGATTGCAAGCATCGTTGATACAGAAAATGACGAAGTTATTGTTGAAGCCAAAGATCTGGCAGATGGTTTCAGAAAAGGTGATTATTTTGCAGGATTGGGTGCTCACGGTAACGGTATACATTTCTCACTAGACAGAGAAAGTGCCGAGGTTTATGCCGAAGGTGGGTTTGACGATCAGGGGAATCTAAGAAAAGGTGAAGTTATAAAAGTTGCTATCCCTCCAGATTTTTTGATGGAACGCGAAGACTTCGCAGATGAAGTAACAGGACATCGCGAGAGAGTGAAAAAGGGAATAACATCCTTTTATGGGGATGACGATATCGGGAGAGTTTTGGTCTCTAAAGGGGTAAGAGGTTCTAGGTTGAATTTGAGAGTTTCCAACGGATTTGTTGCTGATGTTTCTGGCTCCCCTGTTTCGCCAAATGTGATTCTTATTCTTGATAGGTCAATGCTTGCTGTTGAGGAGAGTGCAGAATGACACCAAAAGAATCAAGAGAATTAGCCTCTCTGATACAGACCTTCTCCCCTGCCGAGAAGGCTGATTTTTATTACTTTACAATAGTGAAAAATCAAAATCCTGCCGAGTACATCAAAGGCATGAACAAAAAGCAGACTTTAGAAAAACCTGTAGAGCAGAAGGGTTTCGTTAACTTTGTTAGCCGTTCCACAGACCCTGATACTTTCAGTGACCCTGAGTCTGCCCGTATCCGTGCACGCAATCTTGGATGTATAGGTATTCGTCGCTATACGGCACGGGATGGAAAACTGGTTTGGCTTCCTTGCACGAATGTGTCTGACTACAACCGTGTAACAGGTATCCGAGGGGATAACAGCCCTAGGAACAACCCAAGACGACAAGGTTCCAAATTTGGGAAAAAAGTTTTAGGTACACCCATTGGTGGTTCTGTTGACAGTAGTGGGAATAAACCAATTGATGGCGACGGTGACGGCTATGTTGCGTCCACACCGGGTGGTGCAGATGATACACGGGTTTCACCTAAACAGGAGAAACGACCAAAGGGTGAAATAACCAAAGGCAATATAGATTTAAATAATCGCCCTGTTGTGAAAAATCGCGACGGGTCTATCAGCACGGTTCGTTCCATGACAATCACCGAAGGGAATACGGCTGTTGTCATCCCTACGGTAATCAAAAGACCTAATGGGAGTGGCGTAATAGTAAGCGACCGAGAAGCCATTAAGCACTACCAAAGAAGCGGTCAGCATTTAGGTAAGTTTTCAAACATACAAGATGCCGATACATATGCACGGAATCTGCATAATCAACAGGCTGCACAGTACCCAAATCCGGGTAAGTCTTTATTCGGGGAGGGGGTGCTCTCTTTTAAGGGTGTTCCAAAACCTAAGAAGAAGCCACCAACCGTGACTAGTAGCGATATCAACGATTTGGCTGTACGAGTAAGAAACAACAACGCCAAAGCAAAACCTACAGCAAAAACTAACCTTCGTGACCTAAAAATAGTGTTCTTACGAGGCTTGGAAGATGGTTCAAAAGATGTTGCAAAGAAGCGTGTCTACAAGTTTTTGGCGTTGCTGAACTCCGACAAACCAGCCGATGTAAAATACTTTGATGACAACGATCTACTTCCGTTGGATCACCCATGGAGGAACCGTAAAACGAGCAAAAAGTGGGTTGGATTCCAAGAAGGCGAATACGGAGTCAAATATTCCAAAGGATGTTGCCCAAAAGTGGTCAAACGACATTACTCAAATAGTCTGATTTTATAGGGTTGCATTTTTAATACTACTTTGATGTTATTCTCGTATTACAGTAATAGTAACTGGACTAGGTGCTTACCGAAGTCTGCAATAAAAACATAAGTAATCACCAACCAAATCCAATTCACTAGGAGTGAACAACATGTCATTTGACAACAGCCGTTTAACTGAACTTCAAGGTGCAATGCGCACCAAGATGGCAGAAAACAAGACCATCGCCGACAACTTCAAAATTGAAGACGGCACCGTAGTAGTATCCGCAGAACAAAAGACCGCGTTTGACAAGAACATGGCAGACATCCGCGAAATCAAGGGACTCGTTGAGGGTCTTGAGGCAATGCGCGATGCTGAGCAATGGGCTTCACAACCACAGGACTCAGTAGCACAGGCTTCGGCTTACGCTTCGCAGGAACTACAGCAAGTAGTACAGTCATTTGGTCGCAAGAGCATTGGTGAGGCATTCCTTGCTTCAGCAGAGTTCAAGTCCCTTTTGGCAAGTGGTTCGGCAAACATGCCAGCACCATACAAGTCAAGCAGTGAAGTTTACAGTCAGAAAGACTTGTACTCTGGACTTCCAACTGGTACCCCAGGACAGTTTGGCACCATCCAACGCGATGCCCTTGTTGTTCCTCCAATGCGCACCAAGCGTGTTCGTGACTTGTTCCCAAGTCGCACCACGACTGCTGCAATCATTGAATACTTCCGCATGACCGGATTCACCAACAACGCGGCACCTGTTGCTGAGCGTAATGGTTCCGCATTTGCAGCCAAGCCACAGTCGTCTTTCACCTTCGTTGGTGAGCAGGCTCCTGTTCGCACCTTGGCTCACTGGGAAGCCGCACACCGCAATGTTCTTGCTGATGAGCCACAACTGCGCTCAATCATTGACAACGAGTTGATGTACGGTCTCCGCTTGCAGGAAGATGCACAGATCCTTAACGGTTCAGGAACGGGCGAGAACCTTACAGGTATCATGAACACCACTGGCATTCAGACCTACAACTGGTCGTCGGGTTTCTACTCGGCAACCGCAGGTATGAGCGACACCAAGGCAGACGCACTCCGTCGTGCCGCTACCCTCTCATTCTTGGCTTACTACGAGCCATCGGGCGTTGTATTGCACCCGAACGATTGGGAAGACATTGAATTGACCAAGGATGGCAACGGCGCTTATGTCGTAGCAGTCTCGGTTGCAATGGGTGGCGAGCAGAAGTTGTGGAGGATCCCTGTTGTGGACACCCCTGCAATGACTGAAGGTCAGGCACTTATCGGAGCATTCGGTACGGGAGCACAGATTTACGACCGTGAGTCAGCAAGCATTCGCATCAGCGAACAGCATGCAGACTTCTTCGTGCGTAACGCAATTGTGATCCTTGCTGAACAGCGTTTGGCTCTTGCAGTTAAGCGTCCAGAGTCGTTCGTGAAGGTTACCTTCAATAACGCTCCAGCAGCACCGTAATCACTAAGTAATTAACAAAACCCCCGCTCTGACCGCAAGGTTCGGGCGGGGGTTTTGTGTTTTGTGGGATAATGAGAACATATGAAATTCACTGACATCATTGCTGAACAACAAATACATGTTCGGGTAAAAGCGGAAAAGAAATGCCCTAAAGCGACTCAGGATATTGCAACGAACCTGAGTAACCGTGGCAAAGCGATCAAGACAGCAATGTATGGTCCGCTGAATCCCGCTGAACCCAATACCGAATATTGGGATAAGTTGGCGAAAGAATGGGATGTAAGTAGTAGTTCAGCAAAAAAACAATTGTGTGGCAACTGTTCGCTTTTCATTCAAACTCCCTCCATGAAAGATTGCATCAATAAAGGTGTAACTGGTGGGGATCGTCAGGACGAATGGGAAGCAATTGATAGCGCTGGCGAACTTGGTTATTGCGAAGCGTTTGATTTTAAGTGTGCATCAAAGAGAACTTGTCGCGCATGGGTTGCTGGTGGTCCGATCGTTAAAGAGAAGTCCGCTAAACCGTTGCGTGATCCAAAGGGTGGTTTAACTGCCGCTGGAAGAGCGCACTTCAATAGGACAGAAGGATCAAACCTGAAACCCGGTGTTAAGGGAAGAGCAGACACACCAGAAAAGATGCGAAGAAAAGGTTCATTCCTAACAAGGTTTTTCACTAATCCTTCAGGACCAATGAAAGATGAAAAAGGTGAACCAACACGGCTTGCTTTATCGGCAGCGGCTTGGGGTGAACCAGTTCCCCAAAACGCGGATGATGCCAGGGAGTTAGCGGCTAAAGGAAAACGAATGCTTGAGCGATACAAGAACTCCAAAGAAAAGGATTAATCATGGAAAGATTTTGGTATGGAGCAACAATTCTAAAAGTAGTTGACGGAGACACGGTTGACCTTATGGTTGATCTTGGTTTCAGCGTGCATCATAAAATTCGTGTTCGCCTATATGGGATCAATACACCAGAGTCAAGAACGAAAGATCTGAAGGAAAAAGAGTTGGGTATTAAAGCAAAAAAGTTTGTTGAAGATTGGATGACTAACCACAAATGGGTTTTTGTTAACACCATTCCTGACAAGAATGACAAGTATGGTCGTGTTTTGGCAAGAATTTATTCATCAGACAAAATTGATGACGCTCAAACAGCATGCCTGAATATTGATATGATTGAATCAGGAAACGCCAGAGAATATTACGGTGTTGGGGATAAAACTTGGGCGGAGTTTAAAAAGGAAACAAAGTAAAATGAGCGACGAAAAATCAATTATAGAGATGCTGATGGCGCGACTTCCGATGAGAATCGTCAGCATGCCGAAACCGATGGAGCCGAATCTTCACCCTGAAGAAAAAGCGCTTGCTGATGCTTTGATACAAATCACTAAACAGTACGGAAAGTTTAATCAGGACTACACTGGAGTGTGGGCTGGTTACGACGAACCAACAAAAAATGAGGTTGCATCAATCGGGGTTAAATGCTCAAATTGTGTTCTCTATGAAGGTGGATCATCTTGCAAAATTATCGCTTTGCCTGTTGCCCCTGAAGGGAAATGCCGATTTGCTGTTATCCCTGATGGTGTAGTGAAGGCAAAATAAGAACTACAAGTATTTAATGTTTTGCAGTTCTAGATAACGCAAATCACTTTTTAGATACTCAATTTGTTTCTTTAGATTCACTACCTCTAAGCGCAATTTTTCTAATTCGCTATTAACTAAATGGTTGAATCCTTGTTCCGCTACATATGTCTTTTCAAGCATTTTTGCCGAACCCTTTAGAGTGGTCGCCCAAGGTCTTTAATGTGGAGCCCAATGTCCCTTTGATCTGATCGTTTGCGATTTGGTTCTGTTTAACGCCACGGTCAAGACCTTGTACCTCAAGTTTTAGGGATTGGATTTCGGAAACAAGTTGTTTGATCCTTTTTTCGGTTTCTTTTATAAAACCTTCCAACTTCTCTAATATCTCATCATATTCTGAGTCCATATTATTTGTCTCCATTTTTTTTCTTGTCCAAGCCATGTAATGCTTGCTCACATATTTTAGCCCACTCTTGAGGATGGTTATTTTTCACCCATTGAATAGCAATTTGTGACCGTTTGTTGGCAACAATTTGATGAAATTTAGCCTGAGATTTACCTGCACTGGTTTTTCTGTAGGCACGCATATATTCGGCGGCGGCTTGTTTGCACTCCGTGCATCTGCATTTGATGTTTGTGTAGGTTGCGTACAACCCGTGAACTATTTCTGGCTCCATGCCCATCCGTAAATATTGTAAAGATGCGTTTTTGCCACATCGTCTCGTGTTGTATTTTGACCTGAGTATCCACCAGCGAGGGCGAATATTGCTTTGCTGTCACCAATGAAATTAGATACCAACTTTTCTCTCTGTTTGATCACTTCTTGATCAATTTCGTATGCATCCATTGGGTCAATACCCGCATTGTATATGAATACAGTTTTGTCAGTCACTAATGGACGGGCGATTTCAAGTGCTTCTTTAATGCAGTCAAGATAATCGTCGTTGATACCACGAACATTAAGATAAGACCACTTTGCGTCGCTTTCATAGGAATCAAAATGATTTGTAGACATATCAATATGCTGAATAGGTGTCTGTTCGTGATCCAACGAGTTGTTGAACTTGTTCAGAAAGTTCATTGTTCCACCGCCACAGTGGGCATCAAAGTCAAGAATGATTGGCTCAAAACCTTGCCCATGAGCGTAGATCGCTGACAAAGCAATCCCGTTGATAGTGCAGAAACCCGCACCAGAACCCATAGAAGCATGGTGGAGACCTGAAGACAAACTTCCACACCTGCCGCCAACCGATTTGACCTCATCAACTGACGCAATCAACCCGTGCGCATGGGCGCGAGCAAAAGCATAAGTGTTAGGGCACCATCTGAAACCTTGACTTTCAGACAGAAGCCTATTGTTGTTCGTCCTCAGCGCTTCAGCATAATTTTTGGTTAGCCAAGAGTTGATCAAACTTTCAGTGACTTCCACATCGGTCTTCGTGTAAGGATCACAGATGTCTACATTTGGGATATCTTTATGCAGTCTCAACTGTGATGGCATTTCTTGGTTTTCTTTGATCAGCGCAACAATGTTGTTTGATTTGCGTGATGTGTCAAAGTCGTGGGAAATGTTCGTGTAATCGCTGTTCCAAAATACTTTCATATCTTTACCAGCCACCCTCTGTGTGCTTCTGTCGGATTTCAAGAAGGGTTGTACCTAGGTTGAAATACTTGTCAAGGTGTTTCACTATGAGGATGTTGGGGGCGAATGTTCTCTTGAATCCGCGACTAAAAACACTGCTTTCGTTGGGGTGGTTTTGTTGTAGTTGCAGGAATGCTTCCAAAGGTTCTTGACCGTTGGCGATTGCCACTCCCCATGCTGTTGCTGTAGAACGAGAAATGCCCGCATGGCAGTGAACCAAGAGTTTTGGGACTCCTACGCCGAACTCAATGAGTTCTGCAACATTTTCGTATGATGGTCCGCCGTTGTTCTCAAACATGGTGTCGTGGAATTCAACGACTTTATGTATCGGGTGTCCGAAGGCGCTAACTTCCCGCCTAGATGGTCCTGCTGTAATTACTGCGTCAAAGTCACGGCAATTTAACTGTGCTTCTTTTAGGTTCATTACGGTAGGTAATTCGGTGATTATTGATGTTTTAGGTATGTTTATATTATCCATACCGTAAGTGTAGTCCTCTAGCGTCTCCGCCACAACCCCCGATTTAAGCCTATTTATGCGCTATGTCACCCTATATTTTTACGAAATTAGGGTTGCTTTATCTCAAATGGTTAGTTATTATCTACTTATTAATTAAGTACCCACTAGACAACACATAGGAGCCACAATGGCAACAACATATGAGCAGATGAAGAACAAACTAGGCGTTACCCGAGGCAGGAAGCCACTACCCGAAGAGGAACGCAATCGTCGCGCAGAAGCCCGTAGGGTTGATGCAAAGCGCAAACTAGAGGCAAAGCGTCGTGCATCTTTTGTTCTTCAGATCCGCTACAAGGACGAGTTTGATGCAGTTTTTGCGGAAGAAATGAAGGTTTTGCAACAAGAGAACAAGTTCGCACCCAAAAAATAATTAAATGGGTCACGGATCTATGCCCCCTCGCATAGAGGAAAGGAGCGCCGAAAGGCGCTCCTTTTTCATGTGAACAGCAAGCCTTTGGCGAGATACACTTGTTTATGCCTGAATACATATATGGTGACATAGAAATCTTGAGGGCGTCAACGGAAGCATGCATAGTGTGTGGTGACCCGAGCGGCAACTGTGTGCCAGATAACCATAAACCACCAACAAAAATATTTGGTCTTGGACTGTTCAACTCTTTAGACGGTAAACAAACATTCAGAGTTGAAGAAGATTTTTTTATGCCCGAAGAAGTATCACCGGGAGTTTTCACGAAGATACGGAAATTCGCTGTTGGTCAAGTCATACCTCTAGAAGAAGCACGAAAATATAACCTTACTAGTAATTAGGATTTTACTTAAAACCCTTGGTGCTGTAATATAGTTCTCTGCCTAAATTGCACCTACACCGAAAGAGAACAAAATGACATCAAAAATCACCCAAGAATTTGTTGACCGCTACAAGACGCAAACACCACCATGGGGTTTCAGCGGTTTGGGTGAAGTTGTCTATCTTCGTACATACTCCCGCAGGATTGAAGAACTAGACCGAAACGAAATTTGGGCAGAAACAGTACAACGCTGTGTAAACGGAGCAATAGACATTGGAACCCCGCTAACACAAGATCAAGCAGAAAAACTTTACGACCATGTATTCAACCTGCGAGGATCATTCTCGGGTCGCGCACTATGGCAACTCGGAACCCCGCTCATCAAACAGTTCAACGCGGCATCATTGAATAACTGCTATTTCGTAAACATAGAAAAAGTAGAAGATTTTGAATTCCTTTTTGACCACCTCATGCTTGGTGGCGGAGTTGGTTTCTCTGTAGAGCGAGCAAAAATTCATGACCTTCCAAAGGTTCTAACCAATGTAAAAATCACTCACGAGCGATCAAACGATGCGGACATTATTGTCCCTGACTCGCGACAGGGTTGGAGGCGACTCCTACACAGCGTACTGAAGTCGTATTTTGATACAGGGAAGTCGTTCTCGTATTCAACGATTCTTATTCGCCAATTCGGCGCACCCCTCAAGACATTTGGTGGAACGGCAAGCGGACCACAAGCGCTGATTGATGGAATTGAAGATATTTCCAAGGTGCTTCAAAACCGAGAAGGTAAAAAACTTCGCTCAATTGATGTCCTAGATATTTGCAACATCATCGGTCGTGTTGTCGTTTCGGGTTCATCCCGCCGTTCAGCACAGATCGCAATCGGCGACCCTGACGATGTTCTGTTCCTCCGTGCGAAGAACTGGGCATCAGGGGAAATTCCGGGCTACCGTGCCAACAGCAACAACAGCATCTACGCTGACTACTACGACCACATCATGCCAGAACTGTGGAAGGGCTATACGGGTGGTGGTGAACCGTACGGTTTAGTTAACCGCAGGCTTGCACGGAAGTTTGGACGCCTCAAAGAGGAGCGTGCAGACAAGACAATTGAGGGCTTCAACCCATGTGCAGAAATCGGTTTGGGTGACGGTGAATCGTGCAACCTTTCAACCATATTCCTCCCAAATATCTGTTCAATTGAACAATTCAAAGAACTATCTGAGTTGCTTTATATCGTGCAAAAGCAGATCACAAGGCTCAGTTACCCGTATGCCAAAACCAATGCGATCGTGTCCAAGAATGCGCGACTAGGTCAAAGCATCTCGGGTGTATTGCAGGCTTCAGAAGAACAGGTTTCTTGGCTGGATGAGGCTTACCGAAATCTTGACGAATTTGATGTCAAGTATTCAAAGGAGAACGGATACCCTCGTTCTGTCCGATTGACAACAGTTCAACCATCTGGCACGCTCTCATTGCTTCCCGGCATAACACCGGGCATACATCCAGCATTCGCACCGTTCTACATCCGTAGGGTGCGTTTTGGAGCGTCTGACGCCCTTGTTGAGGGTCTCCGCAAACGAGGACACAAGGTTGTTTGGGACATCGGTATTGACGGCAGAGAAGACCACACACGCTATGTAGTTGAGTTCCCATGCAAATCACCAGACAACGCAATCCTTGCAGAAAACATGACAGCAGTGGAGCAACTTGAGTGGGTGCGCAAAATGCAAACCGAATGGGCAGACAATGCCGTTTCCGTAACCGTGTATTACCGCAAGGAAGAACTTGAATCCATCAAAGAATGGCTATCCAAGAATTACGACACGGGAGTGAAATCTGTGTCATTCCTTTTGCATGCCGACCACAACTTCCCTCTGCCACCGTACGAAGAAATCACATCAGAACAGTACGGCTCGCTAATAAAGAAAATTGACACAAGCATCCCTCTCAGTCAGGCAACAGGTCTAGATCTAACGCTTGATGACTGCGCAACAGGGGCTTGCCCAATCAAATGACATGACTCAAAAGCCGATTCGCATATACCCCGTCGTCATAAGAGAAGCAAGATACGGCGGGATATATGAGGGCGGAAAGTGGATTGCTTTTCCAGAGTGCGATGAGTTCACGGAAGCGATGCTCAACTATTTTCAAGGTGATGACTGCGATGCCGTTGATCTATTCACCGACGAGTACAAGCAGACAGTGGGCATAGGGGGAAGCCCAAACCACGCATACGCCGATCTTTGTCATAAGAACGGAATTGAAACAGAATAATGTTCCCAACATTAAAAGAACTTGGCGCTCACGATGTCTACGACAAGGCTGCGCAAATAATAGAGGAACAAGGATTCTCCAACTACACGACATATGACCCATATACAAAGGAAGTGGATATTTGGGGATCAATACTTCTTGCCTGTGGGGGTAAAGAAAAACTCCTTGCACAAGGAGAAACAGGAGCAGAGGAGTGTGGAGTTGCGCCATTCATGACTGGTAGGGCGCGATTCTTCTGCGAATACCTAGAACTGATAGTGAATAAAGAAATATCGGACTGGTGCTCGTCACACAGCCAAAAAGAAGCGATTAATCTCCTGCGCCTTGCTGGCGACAGGGTGGCAATAACTTTTAGTAAATAATTTATGTCTATAAATATTTAATCCCCCCACAGACCTGCACGGATGTGGGGGGATTAAATATTTTGTCGGGTTTAAATTTTTAGATCAGGAATAAGGGTAGAGGGCGTTCACACCATCTTGGTCTGCCGACTGATCAATGTGAAGAAGAGCGGTCAAGTTTGAACCAGCAGTTCCTGAACCTACAGCAGCGACTACGAGGTGCAACAAGTCATCTTCTGCGATTTCGTTCGCACCATCAACTGTTGACATCGTTGCTACTGCCGAAGTGGCGGCGGCTGCAAGTGACCAAGTTCCGACAACCGTTCCCGAGGATGTTGCCTTGCGAACAGTTCCGCTAAGTGCTGAACCAGCAGGAGCAGTACCAACTGCAACTGTGATTGCACGGACACGACCTGCGACAGGAGTGCGAACAACAACAGTTGAAGTTGTTGCGCATGCGCCTGTAACCGTCATTGGGAGAAGAAGTGGTGCTGATGCTGACATTTTTGACCTCCAAGTCAAAGAGAAATACTGGAATACCTATGTAGGTAAATAATACAACATTTATTACGCCTCAGAAGTAACCTCAAAAAGTGAAGGCTGGCTTGCATTAATCTCCTCAGCGACCCTCAATTTTTCCTTTTCATCCGAAAGACGCAATGTCGCTATTTGTGCATACTCAGGGTTCAATTCACACCCCAAATATGATCTACCCAACTTCTGTGCGACCACACCTGTAGTACCAGCACCAAAGAACACATCCAGCACCGTGCACGGAACCGTCTCAACAGTTTCACACTTACAGCCCTTTTCCCACCCGATCGTGTCGGTTTGAGAATAACCTGCGTCGCCCTTGCCGTTTATTTCCCCATATGCGCCTTCGTAGGTGTTTGGTCGGTAACGAGGATCGTCCACTGGCAACTCGTTCCGAGCAATCCTCTTGCGGTTCACTTGACGCACCAGAGGAGACCCACATTGAGCACAACATCCCATTTCGCTCGTACCAGCGGAGATACAAGGCTCTATCAGATCCTGTGGAAAGGTTGCGAAGTGCGCTCCCTTGAATGGTTTCGTTGTTACCGTCCATACCGACCTCTTGTTTCTAAAGGCTCCTGTTGAACCGTGCATAGCGTTAGAAATACCTGCGTCTTTACGGCTGTCTGCACGAGATCCCCTATCATCGTAAGCATATTTTGCTGGTTCTTTTATCGCTTCACTATCAAAAAAATAATGTGACTTTTTGGTTAGCAAAAACATGTATTCGTGTGCTTTGGTACACCTGTCACGAACAGATTCAGGCATAGGGTTAGGTTTAGCCCAAATGATGTCTTGACGCAAATACCAACCATCTGCCTGCAAAGCAAAGGCGACACGCCAAGGAATACCGACTAAATCTTTAGGTTTCAGATCGCCATCGTCACGACCAATCTTCGCCCTGAAATCTTCATTCTCCCCGCCAGCGTTTGAAGCGTTAGTGGAAGCGATTGACTGCTTCCACCCGTTTCCATTACTGCCCGCATACGAGTCGCCAAGGTTCAACCAAAGAGTTCCATCTTCCCGCAAAACTCTGCGAACTTCACGAAAAACCTCAACCATATGTTCAACATATTCATCAACGGTTGGCTCTAAACCAAGTTGACTATCTTTACGCATCGCGCCACAACGAGGGCATTGGACTTTATAGATGCCGTCACCTATTGCACCTTCAAGAAGTTTTTGTCCAGTTGAACAACTCTCACTGAACTTGCTATCTCGTTTATGTGAGCACTCAGGGTCACCACCAATCCAAGTGGCGGTTCCATAGTCACGAAGACCCCAATACGGAGGTGATGTAACAACACAGTGAATACTGTTATCCGACAAAGATGCAAGTGTCTCACGAACATCGCCAAGCAGAATATTTGAATCAATAATAAACGGCAGCACCGTATCTTCGGTTGTCATTTTTCCCCTCGTAAACCCCTCATGGGGTTCAGACTACTTGCTAATCTTGAACCACGCAAGCATTTTCTTGCGAAGAGGCAAAGATTTTACGTTATTTGCCTTAATCAAAACAGCAGATTCATCCACGAATGACTTCATAAATTTTTCAGCGTTTACGAACTGTGGTTTTGCGGTGTCAATTTTAATTTCAGCCAAAGCATTTTTGTTGCTTTTTTCAGCAGTGGCAGAAACCTTCTTGGAGACAGGCTTCTTTGCAGGAGCCTTCTTTTTTGCAGGGGACTTCTTTGATGCTGTTTTTTTAACTGGTGCTTTTTTGTTTGATTTTTGTGCCATACAGAAAACCTTAGTACAAAGAAAATCCCTAAAATGCAACCTTCATTCTGTGGGGGTGAGCCATGCACTAGGGTTGGGTCAACATGTACACAGGATTTTACGAAACCGATTTGGACAAAATAGCGCTCTGCGCTGAGTCAGTTAAAACCGCAAAATTGGCTTTGATAGACGAAGACGGAATAGGCTCCGATTTAAATATTAATATTTTTGGTTGGAAGAATAATGAATTAGTCACAATAGTCCAACTCAAAAACACATTTGGTATACCTAAAGACGAACGCCTTCAACAAATCATAGAAGCATCGGTCATCATGAGGCAGGGATGGGGTATTGACGAATACACGCTCGCAGCCGAGGGCTACTGCTCAATGTCCCCATCGGATACTGAAGGAAAAGACTTAGCGACGCTATATGCAGACAACGAGTCATCCGTTGAAGAATGCATCTCTTTCACCCACCTAAAAGCAGACGACCATATTTTCGTGACACTCCCATACAAGGTAAAACTAGGCAGAAAAGTTGAATTTGGGCAAACGCTTTGGTACAACGGTGGAAGAGTAATGCGTGATATTCAGTTCCCTGCCGCACTTAAGGCATCACTCAAAATTGACTCACAGCCAATAGATAACAGTATTGAACGAGATGTTTATTTTGGGACTCTTGCATCTGCGATAATGCATTGCGGTTTTGAAATTTTCTACAGGGATGACATGTGATGTCTCACCAAGGTAAATAAAAACGAAAACTGACTATTGGAATACTGAATGCGACCTCTCAAAGTCGCGCCATTCCTGAAGTGTGTGCTGAGCGCCATACCTGTCATAGGAGTCAATGGAACGCATAAGGTATGTATGCAGGGAAGCAATTACTGCCACTGAAATTGAAAGAAAGATTATCATGGCAGATATTATGCCATCTCTAAAAGAGATCAACTGCAAGTTTTCATCACATTGTTAGATTAGATAAGACTCATCTCTTTAGGAGATATACAATATTGCCTATGAAAAACCACAAAAAAGACCTCGCCACCATAGTCGCTTGCTTGCTTCTTGCACCAGCAATAACAGTAATTTGGGCACTAAAATTCATGAAAATGAAGAACGAACTGCGTTTGCCACAACGAGAGATGTACGAATAAAAGAAACTATTCTTCTTTTATATCCTCTTCAATAACTTCTTTTATATCCTCTTCAATAACTTCTGCATCCTGAATATCGTCTCCATCTTCAAGGGCGGGGAAGTCATTCAACAGTTCCCTGATCTGCTCCTTCGGAAGAATACCAGCATCAGCCATAAGTGCAAGAAGTTTCTTACCCTCTGCCTCGGAATCAAATTTCTCTGCGCCAAGAACACCGGGAGCGCCAGCAAGAACCGCACGCAAAGGCGAAGCATCCCTCAAATCCATCTGCACATTCACGTTCGTCTGCTCCATACCAAGCAACTTCGCACGCCTATCAATAATGGAAAGAACCGTTGAAACCGCCTTAATATCGGGCTCAATCGCAACCTCTGTGCCGTCATCCATTTTTTGTTTTCTGTGTTGTGTCATCGGCCAGATTGCGGACTGCAAAGCGTCCAAACGCTCAAGTTCCATTTGTAAAACTTCAGGGTACGCAAGTAACGCCTCTTGATTCAACTTACCCAACTGCCTACGGATTGAATGAGAGACATTCGTAGAACCAATCCCAAACCGTCTAGCAATTTCGGCTATAGGGATACCAGCCTGCCTCATCTTGAAAATACGCAAATCGCGTTCAGCAAGAAACTCTCTAGTTAAACCCTTTTCAGCCATTTCAAACCTTCATGAATTCCATAACTTCAAACGGGAAGATTTTCCCTCTTCTCATCTTAGTTGGAAACTCTCTCAGATCTCGCGCACCACGGAAATGGCGGACATCATAAACATAGTCACCAACAGCAGTAGGGTCTGGTGTCAAAGACAAGCCGAACTCCGGCCAGCGTGACCACACAGCAGAACCAAATGGGCGTAGATCACGGCTAGTTGAAGATGTCCCCAACGGTGCGTGATGTTCCAACCAAAGAGCACAATTGTAATAATCGCGCAACATATCAAAGTATTTAGCAATCTCAACCGTAATCGCCTCTGATGTCCTGCCACCGGGATCAACAAATGACTTGTAGATCGGACCCAGCAAAAGCAAATCGGGTCGTATTCTTTCAACGGTTTGCTCAATAAACGCTTTATCGGCTGGTCGCATAAGGTCAACACCCGATGGTTTCATCAAGATATGGCAATCAGGCTCACCATCCAAATACCCGAGATGCCTTGCCGCTCCATGGATGCTGGCTGATGTTCGCTTAATAATCTTTTCAGGGTTTTCCAAGTCAATCGTTAAAGTTCTGATTGGCTTCATCCGAGACATAGTAAAAGGATGTATCCCATAGGCGCTACAAATAGCGATCTGTCTCGCAAGCATTGTCTTACCAACACCTTCGGCAGCGACAACGATTACGCGCTCTCCACGTTCTAAAACATTCGGAATAACCCAATCATACGAATCATCTACTTCTTCTAAAACAAGTTGAGCCCAATTAACAAGCCTTCCCTTGTCGGTTCTATCTTCCACGCCGAAAGAATTTACGAGCATGGATGCCCTGTTGATTCTTGTTGACTCACTCAAATCTTCATTTGATAAAACTTTTACAAGTTGCTCAGTCAAAGATTCAATAGGTGAAGTTGCCTGCACAACTGCTTCAATTTCTTCTTCTTCATCTTCATGTACCGTTGCTTGTGCCGATGGTTGCGTTCTGTCTAGTTCAAGCAAATCATCAAGCGACCTACCAGCATTGATCATGTCTGAGACATCTTTAAAGCCCGTAGGTGGAACGAATGTGTTGATAACACAACCATGCCTAGAAAGAACATCGCCAACGCTTATCGCGTGTTCTCTGCCAACTTCGTCATTATCTGCAACAATGAAAACTGTTGCACCCTCAAGTGCGCGAGAATGAATGTCAAGCCATTTCCCAGCGCCGTTCGGTGGGGTTGTAGCAACCATGCCTTGAGCGAAAACTGCGTCAGCGTCTTTCTCGCCCTCAACCAGCCAAATCACTTCACCATTGCGCTTCGCTTCAAGAACCTGCGGAAGACGATAAAGAATTTTTGGTGTGTTATCTAAAGAAAAAATCCATTTGCCATTACCGCTTGGATCAGGTCGTCTCTGTCTAAAAGTTTTCTTGCCATTTTGGTCAACGAAACGCTGTTTCTGAAACAATAGAATCCCGTTCTCATCACGGTAATCGTATGTTGCAATCAGAGTTAGTTTTCGTTCCTCTTTTTGCGGAGGATACAAGTCCACAACTTTCAAACCAACAGACTGACAGATCTCCACCACGGAGCAACCTTGACCACGATGACACGCAACTAATACTTTGTCCTCCGCACCAATACCCACAGAAAGAGAAGGGTTTTCGTCATCATTCCGACATGGGCATCGTGCATCCCAACCATTGTTTGTTGGGCGAACACCTTTCAAGCGAGACAAAAAATTATCTACATGCGGAAGGTGACTACTGCTCATTTTTTATTGAACTCAAACTCTTTCGTACCTGACTGTTAATAAAACCACGCCTAGAGGAACGACGAATAGAGTCAGACGGTTGTCGCTCTGGTGGTAAATGGATACCTCTAACTCTTCTCAAAACTTCTCTTTCAACTTCTGTCTTACCGCCCCAAAAACCAAGCGGTTCATAATGCAAAGCATAATCCAAGCATCCTTCTACAACTTCACACTCCGAACAAATCTGTATAGCATTGCTAGCGTTTTCTCTACCAAGACGATCGGTTGGTGAATGATTGGGATAAAACATGACAATGTTTTTGCCCCTGCAATTTGCTTTTTCGGTATCAAAAAAATTTTTGATGTCACTTGCGTCAATCATGTTGCCCCTCGCAAACTGTGTATAACCTGCATCAGACTACAAGGAAAATCGGCGCAGAGTTAAATATTTTTGTTCTTCTCGGCAATTCTTTTTGCTGTTTCAAAATCTAGGAAAACTGTCACATAACTGACACGAAGCACATTGTCCTCATCAACGACAGAAATTACTTCAACACTTTCCTGCGCACACCCTACGGCATTCGCAACACCCGCACGAAGTTTTGCAACATCAACCTCCTCTGATGTTGTTTCATCATAAAAGTCCCACACCTCCTCAAGTGTTGGTGGTTGTACAAGTGTTAACGCTCTAAGTTCTTTTCCTTTTTGCTCGCCAATGACGCACCAAGTGCAAGCAATCTTAGGTGCAGTGGAAGCCCTTTTCCTAATTTCTATATGACCGCATTCAAGTTTGTGGTAGTAGGAAACATCTCCCCAGCCACCTTGTTTTTCTATGGAAACAATATTCTTTTGGGGTGCAGACTTTTTGTTTACCACATACAGATATTAGTGCAAATAAACTGTAGTAACCTTAAAAATGTGACAAAAATAATGGGTTTAGACCTTTCCCTGACCAGCACGGGTGTGAGTATTGGCGGTCTAACAACAAGCATCCGATCCAAAAACAAAGGATCCGAACGACTCCTAGAGATAAGAAACGAGATCTTGGCTCTAGCCCAAGAGGCTGGTGTTCAAATAGTCGCGATAGAGGGCTACTCGTATGCCTCGCGACATTCGCAAGCCCATTCCATAGGAGAACTCGGAGGCGTTGTAAGAGTCGCGTTACGCGAACTAGGCGTGCCAGTAGTGGTCATACCCCCAACCTGTAGAGCCAAATTTGCTACAGGAAAAGGAAACTCAGGTAAATCAGAAGTAATGTCAGCAATC